TGCCACACAAAAGAATGTACATCAACTCATCGAACGACTTCTGGTCATCTATTGGAAGGTAAGAGCAGTTATAACCCGCAACATTATCACGAGCTAACGCTTTACCGCTTGTCATAATTGACCTCATAGATGGCATCACTTCTAGGTTCTCGATAGCATTTTGTACTTTGGTTTTTACATGAGGCTCCATTGTATAGCCCGTGTTACTCTCTAAATGACTTGTCATAAAGTCCATGTAGCGGTTTACCGTGTCCTTCCAATCCTCTCTTTGTTTATCTTCTGGAAGATACCTAGCATAGCGGGATTTAGAGATAAATTGACTATAGATGTCCATGTTTAGAAGGCTCCTTTTGTGTTTTTTGGGGTTACTTATTTTTTTGAATTAATTTTAAATAAGCTAATTGGATTTTTTTTATATTTACAAGATTCATTATATTAACTTTGTTTTTTGATAGAAACAACTTTTGAAACATAAGGAATTGCACCCTCCAAAAAATGAGTTCTGGTATGCTTACGGTCTTCTTTGTTCAAAGAAACAACGGATCGTCCTTTTAAAGACAAAAAATCTATTTCATTTGGTTTTACTATTCGTTTTTTTGGCACAATAGATCGTCCTTTTAAAGACAAAAAATCTATTTCATTTGTTTGTATTATTCGTTTTTTTGGCACGTTTTTTCCTTTCTTTTTTTTCAGGTTTCTTCTCTTCATAAACATCATAATCCCGCTCTAAATCGTCCATGAATTGTGACCACATAACGCATGGGGTTTGCTCTCCGACATATGCACCTTCAATATTAAACTCAATATACTCCATAGCTTCTTCAGCGGTCATACCATCTCTTGCAATTAAAATCGCAACGATCTTTTCTCCAGAATAAATGAGACGATCTTCTTGTCTGCCTGTGCTATCCCAAATACATGAACGCCCAATAAGGGCTTTGTCTAACCCATCCATTTTAAGTAATTCAGTCATTAAGCACTTCTCCTTAAATAAGACTTTGAAACTTTATTAATACAACTGTTGCATTGAAAACGCTTTACCCGACCTCTAACAATAAATTTACCAACTTCAGGTTTTTTATATTGTTGGCACGATTGACACCACTTATTCAATTGCATTAAAGTTTTCCTTCTCTCTTATATAAAAGGGAACCCACTTGCCGTAGAACTTATTATTTTTTTGCAAATTAGTTGTACTTTTTAACACTCTGAGATTCCAAGGCACATGAAGACCAGATACATTTCGATTACCCTTCTCGTCTACCCCACACAACGGAACTATATGATCAACGTGATATTTTTCTTTATTTAAATTTTTATTCTTACGATCTCTTCGAGCATATTTTTTTAAGATTTCCTTAAAATGTTCCTTTGTTAACCATTGCGGAGTTGCGTTTAATTGAGATGCTCTACGTTTAGCATCCAACGCAGACATAATATCTGGGTTGTTTTTTCTATATTCTCTAGCACGCTGTGCCTCTTTTTCTTTGTTATTGTGGTAATATCTTTTGGCTATTTTTCTACGTTCCTTAATATTTTTATGATAATTCTCTCGTTCTTTTTGCAAACATTTCTCGATATGTTGTTTTCGCAATTCAGAACGTCTTACGCTTAAAGTTTCTTTGTTGTCGTGCCATCTTTGCCTATCTTTTGCTCTACAAAATTCCAAGTTTTCTTGCCTACGCTCATATCGCAAATTAGAACAATGTTCCTTATTATTCCTCTGAAACTCTTTAGCCTTTTTTAAAAGCCAATCGCTGTTATCGTAATAGTAACCACGCCAACTTGCTCGCTCACAATCTTTACAACGTCCCTGTAAAAAATTGTCTTCAGGACGAAATCGGAACGTAGTTACACTTTTTCTTTTACCACAACAATTACAAACCTTTGTTTTGAGTTTGTCACGGTTTTTTCTATTATTTATTTTTGCGTTAAAATTCTTGCGTAATGATTCAATATATTTTTTAGTTGGTTTATAAAGAGGGTCTTTTCTTTTATAAAGGTTTATCATCGCTTTAACGCTGCAACATTCTCGACAACTGCGTCTATACTTTCCCGTATCTTTTCGTTTTTCAAACATTTCTAATTTCTTTTTTTTAACGCACTCACCACAAACCTTTGTTTTATCCATCTTTAACCTCTTCCTCCGCAATGAGTAGTTTGTAAACGTTTTTTTATTGAGCAGCTCGCACAAATCCATTCATTATTAACACGACTTGAGTTTTGCAAAACCTCTTTAAATTGATTGCATTTTTTACAAAAAAGTCGAGTAATCGAAGGGGTGCCTTGGTTTTTACTCACCTGAGTTTTCCATCAAGCGTTTCCCAGTGCAGTCGCTCACATTCATATCGCATTTGTTCGTCCGTTAGCTGATATTGAAACTTAGCTAGGTTCTCTCCATCCTCACGACCAAGCTGATAAGCATATTGGAAATGATCTCTGAGTTGTTTTGTATTAACTTCAATAAAACAAAGAATTAATAATGCTCCGAACATGAATGATAAGATGTGTGTCACTTTTCTTCCCTTTCTATTAATCTATTTAAATACCACTGTGCTTTTTTTAAATCCTCTAGTCTATTTCCCTTGCTGCCTGCTCTACTTAAATATTTAATTATGTTGCCTAATAAATAAGACTTAAAGCCATATCCTGTAAGCTTTGCTTCTATAAAGTCTATGGTTTCTATACCACCCCCCGTATAATGTTCGGGACTGTTTACCATATCCTTATCTGTTTTTTTTGTACTCATTCTCCACTCTTTTCACATACTCAAACATATCTTTGCACTTTTTAAAATAATAGTTTGAGGTTTGATCGTCAACTGTTTTCTTTACAAAATAAGTTACTTCAGGGTCTGAGCTAGAAACACCAACAACAAGTTTTACTTTTTTAATTAATCCAAATTCATAGGTTAAAATATTTTTCATGTATTTTCTCCAAGTTCTTTTCTTTCTTCAAAAATAGCATCTTCTAAATTAATTAATTGAGATTCAGTTAACAAATTTAAAACATCTCTTTTTCGAGCTTTTTTTACTTTTGGATAAACAAAAACAGCTTTAATGTCAATTTGCTCTGGAAACCCTTCAGCTTCAGGCAAAACAACATAAGCTACTTCTGTTTCTAGTTCAATTGACTGTGTTGACTGTTTTAAGAGCTTCATCAAAAGCCTTGTCTACTAGTATTTTTACCAGTTCGCCCTTGGGCTTGTCGTGAAACTTAGAAAGTTCATTCAACTTTGCATCCGTTTCTTCTCTTACCGCAACAGTAATCCAACGTTTCTTACGTTTTGATGGGGATGTATTTTTTTTCATATCTTCTTTCTTTATTCTGTATCAAAAAAAACTTGTTTAAGCGTGGAAAACACCTAAACAAGTTAAAAATGGAGACTTCAAAAGAGAATGACCGCAAAGAAACTCTCTTTAGATACATCATAGAGAATCTCCCCAACTTTGTCCAGTATCAATGTCAACTTTTGAAGGTATTTCTAGCTTTACCGCCTTACACATAATGTCTGCGGCTTCTTCAGCCTCTTTTTTATTTTTAACTGACAAAGCAATTTCATCATGAATTTGTAAAAGCAAGGTAAAACCAGCTTTGTGCAAAGCAACCATAGCCGCTTTAGTTTGATCTGCGGCAGATCCTTGTATCAAACGATTTAAACCCTTATAAGTATATGCACGCTTGATCCGTGGTCCGTAATCCACGATTGCTTGTTCGTAAGGCAATGCTTTGTGTACTCCCCACTTTGTCGGCTCCCAACTATTAAAACGGCATTTTCTACCTAGAAGGGTTCTAATTTCACCTTTTGTTCTGGGAAGATCAATTCTTCTCATTACGGACTCTATTGTTCCTTTCAAAAAGGGTACTTTTTCGTGAAAAAGATTAATTAGCTCAGAAGCATCTTCAACTTCCATGTTTAATTCATTAGCTAATTTATTTTTCCCCATTCCATAGCAAAGTCCAAGACCGATGGTTTTGGCGGGTTTTCTTTCTATGGAAGCCATATCAGCTACCATTTGATGAAAGTCTGTACCTGGGTTTTCATCATAGGCACGTTTCATTGTCTCTGCTCCTTCTAGTTCTAACAAATGAGCATAGTGAACAAGTAAACGAGGCTCTTGACTAGAAAAATCACAGGCTGCCCATTGTTCTCCTTCTTCAGGTAAAAATAAACTTCGCACCAAAGGACCTATCCTTTTGTGACGTACAGGAACTTGTTGTAGATTAGGAGAGTTTGCCGACAATCTGCCGCTGACAGTACCCCCTGTTTCAGATCGCAATTGGTTAATGTGCGTATGAACCCTTCCATCTTTTTCCGAAAAGTCTAGATAAGGCTGTAAAAAAGTAGAGTGTGTTTTTTGTGCCTCACGGGCATCCACTATTAATTTAGATATTTTATGTTCATGCGAATCTAAAAAACTTTTCTTAAAAGAGGGTAGTCCTGTTTCGGTTCTTGGGTACTCAATCTTTAGCTTATCAAAAGCTTTAGCAATAGATTGAGCCGCCCATATGTCTACAGGAACTCCAGACATATCCCTTATTTGAGTAACAAGATCTTTTTCTTCTGTTTTTAACTGAGTGATTAAATCAAAAGCCTTCTCACGATCAAACCTAATACCTCTTTTGGTCATATCAATTAAAATCGGAAGCAACTCTATTTCTAGTTCAAAGATGGATTCTAATTCTTCTTTTCTAAGCAACAGTTTAAAGTGTTGCCATAGCCGTAAAGTCAAAGCAGCGTCTTGCTCCGCATACTCTCCCACAAACATTGCGGGCAGTTTCCATAATTCTTTTTTTGGATGAACCCCAAAAGAACTAGCCGCCTCTTTTAATCCTTTTTCCGATTTAATTTCAGATAAATAATCAAAACCTAAAGCATTTAAGCTGTAAGAAAACCTATTCTCATCTAATAAAGGAGCCGCAATCATAGTGTCAATAATCTTACCCTTGACCTCAAACCCGTGAGCCATGAGCCAACCTACGTCATAAGCCGCATTATGAAAAACTTTAGTTGAGGAGTAAGAAAGAATCTTTTTTATAAATCGCTCCACAATAGTCTTGTCTAAATTACCCCCACCTTGATGAGCTACAGGAAAATAGCCTTTCCAACCTTCTACTGCAACAGCGTAGCCAATGATATATCCATCTTTTCTAGCCCAACCAGGTCCTGTTTTTTCCATGTTTGGGTCACAAGTTTCAAGGTCAATGGCTATTTCTTTGGCACTAGATAGGTCAGGAAAACTAGCGGGAGGAACCCACTCCGTTTGAGGAGGAAATAATAATTTATTCAAAACATTAAACTCTTTTGTTGGTCAGTAGGACGTACTAGATATAAGCTTTCTTTCGTTCTAGTAATACCCACATAGAACAATCGCCTCATATCATCAGGATTTGTAGATATTTGTTTAGCAAACTTAGTAGATAAATCTGTTAATAAAACAACATTATCAGATTCTGAGCCCTTTGCTCCGTGAATCGTGCTTAATCTTACAGGAGCTTTAGCCCTAAGTTTAACGCCTCTTCGCAATAAAGCAACAATGTAAGATCTTTTTTCTTGAGCAATCTTAGTTAAGGCTTCGTGCCAAATGTTATCAGTCAATAACCCGTGTTCCTTGGTCAGTAAGTCTAGGCTATATAACCTGTCTTTTGTGGCTGTTTTTAAGTTTTTATGCCCTCGTTTGATATACTGAGAGTTAAGATATTTGTATATATTTGAGACAACCTCTAAGGGTATTTCTTTACCCTTTCGCAGTGTTTCCCATCCTAAAACAGCAGATAGTATTTTCTCAGAAATGCTTTTTTGACCATTCCTTTCAAACAAAACACCCTGACTAAGTAAGTAATCGTGCAAAGGATTTAAAAGATAGTTGGTAGGAGCTAGGATCAACCACTCTCCTTTTTCAAAATTAATTTGAAAACAGTCATCAATTAAATTAACTTGTCCTGACTCTTCTTTAGGTTCCCATTGTTTCTCTTGTCTTTTTCCTATTCGGTTAACAACATTAATTGCTAACTTATAAACTTTTTCAGGAATTCTGTAAGATTTATCTAGAACTTTAATCTCTCCTGATAAATCTAAAAACTGGTCAACGTCTGCACCCGCCCAAACATAAATAGCCTGGTCATCGTCACCCGCAATGTAAGTGGTCTTTGCTTTATCAGCTAATATTTTAACAACGTCCCATTGTAATCTCGATAAATCCTGTGCCTCATCTATGATCACAGTATCTAACTCAGGCACTCTTTCTGGACTTTCAACTAATCGCTCCAGTAAGTCTGTGAAGTCATATAAATTATTACTTTCTTTATATTTTCTGTAAAATCTTTCAACATATTCAAAGTGCCACCACTCAATAGGGATGTCTGATCGGTTGTAATGTTCTTTAAGGTCAATACCTGTGATTCTAGCTAAATTAATCTGATTTAGAATTGGGTTGTCAGTTTTAACAATAAAGTCTTCCTCGCCTCTTTCTACTGTAAGTTCAAGTTTTGCTAAAGAACTAAACTCCTTGAAATGCTGAGAGGACATTATGTCTGCGTTTTTAACACCCAAGCAAGCATAAGCAAGACTATGCAATGTTCTAAACCAAGGAAGATCCTTTTCAATATCTAAACTAGGAAATTTTTTAGCAGCTCTTTCTTTCGCCTCCAAAGCCGCTCTTCTTGTAAAAGCAAAGTAACCAATCGCTGTCGAAGATATATCTCTTTCTAATTCTTTTTCAACGGTATTTAGCAAGAAAGTTGTTTTACCTGACCCAGGCGGTCCAAATATTTTTTTAATCAAAATATATTCTTTTCTTCTTGCTCTGGCACGTTAAAAGGAGCCTCTTGCGGTAAAAACTTTGGAATAGTCCAACACCTTGTTGCACGACCCTTTAAAGACAAAACAATAGGCACTGCGTTTAAATCCCGTAATCTTTGAGCCATACGAGGGGCAGTTAGCCCAGTAAAATTGTTTCTTTTCAAATGACTCTCTAAATCCTTAATCCTAAAAATAACTTTAGCCTCTTCCTCATCGTGGTAAGGCTTACCCATTAGGATTTCTTCTCGATCCATAGCTTGTTGGCGATGAGTAGTAAACTCTTCTAATAGATCAACAAATCTACCTGTGATTGACATATCTTCTGTAGCCTCGACAACTTGTTCAGTTTCAACCATTTCTCGTAGTAATGAATTAATCATCGTTTCCCAATCATTTTTTCTTAGCGTTGGGGGTAGTAAATTTAAACGCTCCAAACAAGATTTTTGAAATAGGTTTTGATTAAACAACTCATCTGTATTTAATTCCAACCGTTTGCCATTGATCTCCACAAACCAAAGGGGAGGCTCAGAGTTATACTTAACCAAACAAGCTAAGTTAGGACTATCAGAACCTGCGGCTCCGATACCAAATTTTCTAGATCGACACAAACCGCTATTACAAAAGCTAGATAGCGGAGCATCTTTACATTTGTATAAGTAATCTTTTTTAGTCAATTGTTTAACTATTGTTTGTAGCTCTGCCATACCAAGCGGAGGATTCAAGTATTTTTGGTTATACTCCATTAACTTGTCTTCCCAATTAGTAGAGAAAGCTTTTTTCAAATATATGCCTATATTAAATAGACCATTGTTCCTTGTTCCTTCAGGAAAGCCCTGTGAACAAAGAGCCTGTAAACAAGGAGGACCATCTTTAATCGGGTTCTCAACTTGTTTTTTTTCTTCAGGAAACTTTAAAGGGAGTTCTTGTACGTTCTTATCATAAAGATCATAAAACTCTTCTAAAGTAGCCGCACTCCCATCTTCTTTAACTGCGTAACGCAATGTTTCATCTGACCCAAAATAAGGAAGGTTTAAAAAATTACCTGTATCGCCCCGCTCGACAAGTATTTCTGCTTGCTTGGGAAAAATCTCTCTGCCCGCTTCTCCTAATAATGCCGCAGAAGCTTTTAAATATTTTTGCATATCAATGGCGGCAATGGCTTCTTTTACAAACAAGAAGCAATGAGCACCACCAGATTTTGATCGACAAACCACCAACGGCAAGTCATTCTTTTTTATTTTTTCAATTAATTTTTTATGATCCAAGGGGTATTGATCAATATCAATACAACCCCAAAAACAAGTATTGTCTGATCTAATTGGAATTATACCCAAAGAAGGCTCTACCCCTTTAAGGTGTTTTTCCCATAACTCAGTGGTAGGGGGTGTTCGGACAACGACAGCCTTTCCAGACTGTTTGCCGTTGTCCTTTGACCCTTCAATTTTATAAGTTCCGTGGGCAATTTCTAACCCAGAAAATATAGATTTAAAACGCATAATTAAAACGGAGTGTTTTCAACGTCTTTAGAAGAAGTCTCTTCTTGACCATGCTTAACTTCAACACTACCCGCCTTAATCGACTCAGCAAACTCTTTAGCTGCTTGATAATGATTGACATCGGTAACTTCACTCTCAAGCTCTATTTTCCAACCAAACCATTTACCCTTATCATTTGACTCTTGAGTCGTGGATATTTTGTAAACATTAGCAAAAGGTGGTGGAGTAAACTGTCTGCCATCTTTTGCCTTTCTCTTATTAGCTAACATCATTGAATTCCACTGCCGAGATTTCTTCAACTGAGTGGACTTCATTACAATAAGAGCGGGGGCAGGAACACCGTTTTGCAAAACCATAACATAATGGTTTGCGGTGTTTTCTAAATAATTACCAGAATCTAGATAATCTTTGTTGTCCCCAGGTTCCTTATGAGTTTTAGATAAAATATCTGATGAAGCAGGATATATATTTATAGGTGCTCCCGATCCACTTCCTCTAGGAGCCCATTCAATATATTGACGAACATATGCTGCGGGTATCACTGAAACACCTTTTTTACCATCGAATAACTCTTGAGTCACTGAATTGTAAATCATGCCTGGAATTGCACCATCTAATACCCCGATTTCTGGGGAAGTGCTGGTTAAAACTCGTAAAAATGGTAACGCATAATCCTCTTGCGTCATGTCATCAAAACCAATGTTAGCATCTGCCTCAAAATCAATAACAGCCAGCTCTTGTGCTTTCTTTTCTTGAAGTTTCATTTTTCTTTGTCCTCGATTATTTAAGATTTAATAACTGCTCTTTGACCGATAAAGCCATTGAACAAACTAATATCGAACTCACGACCTTGTTCGATTTGCTCACGCATGGTTGCTTCCAAAGTTTTTGGATGTACACCCATTTTGTGACTAAAAGGAAAGCCCTCACGATTTAATGCTTCCGTAAGCTGTTTGGCTAACTCATCTTCGCCCCTACCAAAATTAACTTGGTATTGGTTTTTGATAATATCGTCCAAACCTCTTTCCCGTAGATACTCAAAGCATTCCGACTCTCTTGCTTTTGGAATACTGGCTGAGTAAAACTTTTTTAAAGCAATAGAAGAGCCATCGTCCATGACAAAAGAACTCATACCCGCTTCATTCAAAGCCTCTGGTAAAATCTCTTCTGTAATTTTTCGATAACCTTTCTTCATTTCTTTAAGAGTTGCTTCGTGATCCTCGATTTGTTTTGCCATCTCCTTTGCTTTTTTAGCAAGGTTAGCAATACCCTCAATCGAATCATCGTCAACGCTTAGTGCTTGTGCATCTTTCTCAATCTGGCTAGATAAGTCTGCCATTTTCTTTCTCCTTTTCTAATTACAATTCTAAATCAATATTGATTGGAATATAAGTATGTTCTCTTTTATCCCATTTCAACACTTTAACTATACCCTTTGTTTTGATTGTTGCAATAGAGCAAGCTATTGCTATACAGGATGGATCTCCAATTAACAACAAATAATCATCAGCACAAAACTTTTCTAAAGCTCGTTTGATTCTACGAACAGTAGGGGCTGGGCTAAAAGCTATTTGTGTATTAGGAGGCAAGATTGTAACAATCTCTCCATATTGCTGTGCCGACACAATATTGTGCGTTGTTTCACTAACTACATAAACTTTTGACATAACTTATTTCTCCATTCTTGTATTGATGGTAATATAGTTTTTGTAAGAAAACAACCAGAAAGAATAGAAAATGGAAATTATTAAATATCCTTTTAAAAACAAGCCTTATCTTCATCAACAAGCTTTTTTGCAAAAGCATTGCTTTGAGAAACACGTTGCCCTGTTCGCTGACATGGGTACAGGTAAGACTTTTATGCTCATTAATAACGCAGCAATTTTGTATGATAAAGGAGACATTAACGCTGTTTTAGTAGTAGCTCCAAAAGGCGTTTACAGAAACTGGACAGAATCTGAAATACCTAAACATATGCCTGAACACGTTATTTATCGATCAGCTAGTTGGTCACCAAGTCCTAGAAAAGCAGAGAAAGAAAACCTAGATGCGTTGTTCGAGATTACTGAAGATTTAAAAATACTGTGCATGAACATAGAGGCTTTTTCAACAGAAAAGGGAACAAGGTTTGCACAAAGGTTTGTCAACGCTCACGAGACTTTGATGGTAATTGATGAAAGTACAACTATAAAAACTCCAAGAGCTTCTCGTTCAAAAAACGCAGTTAAGGTAGGAAAGCTTGCAAAGTATAAAAGAATTGCAACTGGTTCTCCTGTTACCAAAAGTCCGATGGATGTTTATCAACAGTGTGAGTTTCTATCGCCTCTTTTATTAAATATACCAAGCTATTATGCTTTTCAAGCTCGGTATGCAAATGTGATTGAAAGAACCGTGGCTACTCATTCTTTTAAACAGGTTCTTGGTTACCGAAACCTAGATGAGTTAAAAGATAAGTTGGCTACTTTTTCTTATAGAGTAACTAAAGAAGAGTGTTTGGATTTACCTGAGAAGTTGTATTCGATTCGACAAATTGAGTTAACTAAAGAGCAACAGAAAAGTTATATAGAAATGAAAGCATTTGCTCTTTCTCAATTTACAGAGGGTGTTACAAGCACTGTAAATGTTTTAACTCAAATGATGAGACTGCATCAAATTGTATGTGGTCACATTAAATTAGACACTGGTCAGGTGTTGACGTTGCCTAATAACCGAATACAAGAATTATTAAATGTGTTGCAAGAGTCTGATGGTAAGGCAATTATTTGGGCAAATTATCGTCACGACATTGAGCAGATAAAAGCTGCTTTGCAAAAAGAATATAAGATGAATTCTGTTGCAACTTATTATGGGGATACTCCCGCAGAAGATAGACAAAAAATAATTGAAGAGTTTCAAGACCCATACAGCGATCTGAGGTTTTTTGTGGGTAATCCTCGAACAGGTGGCTATGGTATTACCTTGACAGAGGCAAACCTGGTTGTTTATTACAGCAATAACTTCGATCTAGAGGTAAGAATTCAAAGCGAAGATAGAGCCCATAGGATTGGTCAAAAGAACAAAGTTACTTATGTTGATTTACTTTGTCCTAAAACAGTAGATGAAAAAATTGTAAAAGCTTTAAAAGCAAAAATTAATATTGCTAGTCAAGTGTTAGGGGAGAAGGCAAAAGAATGGTTAATTTAATACCTGTAAAACATAAATTTAAGTACGCTTCTTTAAAAAGACAAGACCTTCCTGAAGGTAGAAGATATGTTTATGGAGAACAAAAGCTTCCTAGTGTTACCACGATTATATCTGCTACAAAGGACAAGTCGGGTCTTGAAGCTTGGTCAAAGAGGATAGGAAAAGAAAACGCTGACAAGATTAAAAACGAGGCAGCGGCTGTAGGAACACATATGCACAATGTAATGGAAAGAATGATTGCATACCGTGATTTACCTAGACCAACTAATTGGCTTATGACTAAGGGCTATGAGATGGGGTATCACTTAATTAACACTTACTTTAAAAATATTCAAGAGATTTGGGGATCCGAGGTTCCCGTTTATTACCCAAATAAATACGCAGGAACGGTTGATTTAGTTTGTGTCTACAGAGACAAACCTAGTATTGTTGATTTTAAACAATCTTTACGACCCAAAAGAGCAGAGTGGATTGAAGATTATTTTCATCAATTAGCCGCTTATGCTTTAGCACATGACGAGATTCATGGGACAGAAATTAATTTTGGAGTAGTTTTAGTAGCGGTTCAAGATGGTAGTACGCAAGAGTTTACAACCACTGGAGAAGAGTTTAAACAATATAAAAACGCTTGGAAAGAACGTGTAGAAAAATACTACGCAGTTGGTGGTCTTCCAGCCCCTAAAACAGGGTCTAACGGAAACAAAGACTGAAGCATTTGTCTGCTAGATTGATTACTTGCACCAGTTGGTCTTGCCGAACTTAATAATTTACTATCAATACCTGTGTCAGGCATTTCTGTGCCCCTGGTCCGTGGTCCACGAGGCACGTTTCTTGGCAAACCAGGAGCTACACTTATGGGTTCTACCTCTGGATAAGAGGGTATTATTTGAAATTGATCTTGTAAATTTTCAAATTCAGTTTCTACATCTTCTTTTAAAAAGTTAATTGTTGCTACAGATCCTGGCAATATACCATTACCAACCAAAGTTCCTATAATTCTTTGTAAAACATTTAAATTCTTTTTTGTGGGTTCATAGCTAGACTCTAATAGATCAGCCATTAACTCTGGGTTTTTAATTGCATCTTGCAAAACTTGTCTAGATTTAGCCATAGGCATTTGTTCAAATATTTTTTTAAATCTACCAATCATTGTTGCAGCAAAAGACAAAGAACCAGGTCCTCCTGGGTTTATTTGTCCAGCAACTTGAGCACCAACGTACCTAGTTAATAAATCTTCCATAGCAGTTTGTCCTTCTAAAAAATCCCCCAAACTACCATCACTTTGTCTTAGTCTATCTACCACCGTGCCCATTTCAGTAATAGCTTTTTTAAAATTATTATACTCAAGCTGATCAAAAATACCTTCTTTTAAAAACGTATCTGCTATTGAGTCTGTATTCAAATCTCTTTTATTATTAAAAAACATTTGAGTAAACTTACCCACATCTAACTTTTCATTTTTATTTAAACTTTTACTAATTGCATAATTAAAATAACTAGATTTAAAACCATCCAACACTTCTTTTTGTGTTTTACCTAAATTTAATCTCATTTGTTTTTTAACTTCTTCATTAGTCAAACCAACTGTTTTAGCTAATTCTTCAGTAGTATTAAGTTTTAAAAAGTTTATTAACCTTTTTAATTTTTTCCCAGAGGGGTCTGCTAAAGCTGATTGAAAAGCAACAGTAGGACTTTCTCCTATTAGATTTGAAAAAAGTTCTTCTTTTAGCAAAGTCTCTTGTGTTTTTTTATTATTTAAAATATCTTGAAAATAATTAGCAGCAGTTTCTGCATTGTCTAAATCTTTATTAATACCTGGACTAAGTTCTTCTAACTTATTTATAATTTTTGAATTATTTACTCGCCATTTAGCTAATTTATCTAAATCTAATACAGTTTGATTGTTTTTAATAGTAAAAAAAGTCCCAGCGTCTTTCATAAGTAATTGTTTTAAAGCACTGTTAACAGATGTAACAGGTCCTTGTTGATATACGCTTTGTGCAATAGGCATATATTTTTTTAAAAAAGCTTCTCTAGACAAATCTCCTACTTTTTGAATACTGTCATCTCTATAAGCTTTTTCAAAAAGATCTCTTATCTGTTCTGCTTTTGTTTCCTCTCCTAAAACACTCAAACTTTTCTGCCAAGCATTTAACTGAACAGCGTCCATTACCTCCAACATTTTTAAAGTTGTTTTATCAGACGCAGCAGATAAAGTGTTCATAGAGTTTTGTAATAAAACTTCAGCAGGTAGTTTTGTTGCTCCTTTTGCATCAACCCTAGTTATTTCTTGAGGAAAGCGTTGTTTAAAGTAAGTATTAAGCATCCTAGAAAAAGAAACAGCTTTGTTGTATTCAGGTATATTTAAAGACTGTATGTCATTTAAGACAGCCTCTTGTATTTCTTGAACAGCCCCTGCTAATTTAAAATCAGGATTCGCTCCAGCTTGTTTACTTCTAATGGTAGCTAATAAAGAAGATCTTAGATTAGCAAGCTCATCCAAACCAACATTTTTATTAACCTCTAATTGAGAAAGCATACCCTCTGGAAGACCCCTTTCTACTCCCTCTGGTAAATCAATACCACGATATTCAGCAGTATTCATTCCTTTTTCAAAAACTTTTTGGTTAAATCTAAACTTTTTTTCGCCGCCCATTAGTTTTTTAATTATTGCTAGATCTTTTTCTTCTAGCTTACTAATATCTAAACGATTATTTCCAATCATGTCTAAAATAGCATAAACCGTTTTGTTAGGTTTTGTTATAAGAGGTCTTACCTTAGTTCCTGTAACAATTATTGGTTTTTCTTTAGAACTAGTGGTAAGTTTTTCAAATTTTTGTAAAGAAGTTTGTTTTGGTAAACCAGGAACAAAGCCTTCTGGTTCTATCTGCGGATCGGGAGAATACGTTTTACTTTCCTCTATAGACGAAATTTGCTCTAAATCATCTTTAGCTTTTGTTCTAACTTTTTTAAAAGAGGCTTTCCTAGCTAAATCAAATAATTGATTTTCAGCTTCTCTCATTTCTTTTAAACTTTTTGTTAATTCAAAATTTATTACCTCGCCTATTTTTGTTCTATTTTCAGGAGTATCGGCTGGAAATTTATTTTTTTGTATATCCGCTATATTTTTTTCAGCGTTTATCATTCTTGTGTCAATTAAATTTAAATGAAAATTATTTTGTAATTGAGCGGCTAATTGAACTAATTCTGGTTTTCCAGATTCAGTAAGCAAAGATAAGGCTTTTTGATATTTATCTGTTAAATTTCTATAACGGTTTTTTATAACAGTGGTAAAAGCAGGATCTGATTGCATTAAACTTTCTTCAAGAGAAGTTAAAACTTTAGATCCAGACTTTATGGACGAAGTAATTAAGTTATTTTCATCTAAAGTAGAGGAAGGTTCTCTAAGTAGCTTAATAATATCAGGAAGACTCTCTCCTTCTTGTTCCATTAACTCAATTACGTCAGGATCATTAAAAAGATTATCTAATTGTCGAACAGCATCGTTTCTTGCTTTTGCTTCTTTTGTTGCATCAGAAACTTTTATTTTGTTTTTTATTGCTTTAAAACCATCTCTACTCATAGGAACTGTTCTAAGAGAACCTCTAACAACTCCTGGTAACATACCTCCTGTTACCTCTCCAAAAAACCGAGCTACAGGGCTATCTGGAAAATATTTAACAGCCGTTCCTGCTCCAAACCCTGTTGCAGTTGCTGCTCCTAACTCGGACAAACCAAAACCTAAAGGGTTATTTCTAGCCTGTTCGCCATATTGACCAAATACTTTAGAAATAAAGTCAGGTTGTTTTTTAAACATTAATTCAGAAACAGGCTTTATAAGAGGGGCTCCTATAGCGAAAGTAACTCCTCCACCAAAGGTTTCTGCACCAGCAAAAGAAGGTTGTAAGCTAGTGTCCAAAGGAGGAGACATAAAATCCATAAGACCTTCTGGACCATATTCTTTTAATAACTCTTTATAGTCATCTTCAAGAAAAGAGCCACCATATAAACCCAAGCCAAGACTAGCTAAAGGAATGATAGGAGAAAGAACACCAGCAGCGGGAGCAAAAGCCAAACCTGCATTTAAACTTAAAAGACCCGCTGTAGTAAAAGGAAGGCTTTCAATTGCTCCCTTTGTAGCCCCTTTAACCATAGATAAACCATAATCCAAAGGACCAGGAGTTACATCATATTCCCCGCTAGTTGTAAAAATTTCAGGGGACTCAAAACTTTTAAAATCGTCTTCAGCGTACTCTTTCATTTATTTAGTTAAATCCTTTATAGTTTGTTCCAAAGTTTCTCCATCTCTGGGTCCACCAATTAATTGAAAGAGTACAGGAAACTCAGGTACATAAGAAGCTCCTCTATACTTTTTTCTTAATGCTTGTTTAAAAACATTAAAGTCATTATTAGGCACACCTACATACCCTGTTGGAAAGCCTCCTATTTTATCTTTTTTTCTTTTTTCTTCGGAGATGTATTGAATACCAAAAGTAGGCGATTTAGTTCTTGTTTGTCTTGGTCTATTGCCTTCACTACCTAAAATATAAAGAGAACCAAAAGGAACCTTATTGTAGTCTTCTTTTGTTCGAACCATAGGAGGAACATTTAAAGCTTTCAAAGCGTTATCAATTGCTTCTATATTAGAGCGAGCGGTTTGCACGCTTTTAACATCATATTTAGGTTGTGTTACTTCACCCCTAAGTTTTTGTTGTTTAACTAATTCATCATCTTGCAAAACTTTTTCTAAACTTTTTCTTAAATTTATAAGAGTTTGTTGGTTTTGTAAAACAGAATTTTCAAAGTCTCTTTGGGTTCTAAATACCCTGCCCTCTAAATCTGTTATATTTTTTAATTCTTCTCTATAGGCTTTGCTCATGTGATCACTGCCTGTTCCTACTTTTTGTGTTCCTTGATCTGTTGCCATGGCTCTCTTTTTTTCTGTTGCTAAAAATGCAGGTATTGATTTCTTAGATAAATTTTTAGCTTTTGAAAAATCCTGCATTTGTTTTGAAGAACCACCAAACACATCTGGTGTAAAAGTAGAAACTGTTCCACCAAAAGCACCCATACCACTTAATTCTGGTGCAAATGTATAAAGACCCGCTGTTGTTGGATCATAAAGTATAGTCTTTTTTAAAGGTTGATACATTTGTTTTTCAGTAACAGACCCATACTTTGGAACGTAAAAAAGTCCTCCTAGTGTTTGGTTTTCTTTTTCTGCAACATCTTCTGTAACCTCATCTAAATCCCCTCCCAGTTGATTTTTTGATATTTGATCAAACTCTTCTTCATCAACAATGGTTAAAGGAGTTTCTTCTACTACACTTCCTTTTAAAGGTGTTCTTATAACCAAAGCAGGACCTATTTTCATTCTTTTACCCTCTCCAACGTTTACCCCAAGAGAATTTTTTAACAAATTATCTGTTTCTTTTTGATTCCCACCTGTAATTTCAGAAAATTTTTCATAAACATCTGAAGGAAAACTAGGTATAACCTCTCCTGTTACATTGCCTTGTTCATCAAAAGTTGTTCTTGTTGAAATTTGGTCACTTACCGCACGAAAAAAAGACTGACCTCCCGTTGTGCTTACAAAGTCCCTTAAATCTTTTACTGTTCGTATTTTATCAAAACCACTATACCCATCTACAATTGCTTTATTAAGACCACTTAAACCCCCCTTAGTTTTTGCTCTAACACCCGCTAAACTATAGTCTTCAGCAGCCTTTATTGCCATTAATTTAAGAGCATCATCTCTTTTTGCTGCTTGAGCTAAAACAGGAGAAATTCCTTTAACAAACCCAGAGGCTTCTTTTGCAAAATCCCCTGATTTAGCAAAATCAAATAACTTACCAGAAAGTAAAGATAATATTTGAGATTGAGTAACGTCTGACGAATCCCCCATTGCTCTCTTATAAGCACCATATCTAGGAGCAATTTGTAAATCTAAAATGTTCATGGGTTCTGAAAGTCGATCAAAACTTATTTCTCCCCCTATTGGGTCATTAGGAGTGCCATTACTTCTTTGAACGATAGGGGTCACCCCACTAGGAAGTGACCCGTTCCTAAAATTTTGAACGATGCCTCCATCTTTCATTGGAATGGGGGCGGGCATTGGTCCTTGTTGCGTGGGCAAATTAGCGATACCCTCTGGAGGTAAAGCAGGAGGTGACATCGGAGGTCCCCCAGCAGGCATCATACCTGGTGGCATACCTGGTGGCATACCTGGTGGCATACCTGGTGGCATACCTGGTGGCATACCTTGAGCAGCTAAACCAGCTAAACCTTGTTGATCTTCTTGTGCAAATTTGTCTTGCAACAATGCTAAAACCTCATCGGGTGTATCCATAGCTACGTTATAGCCCACTTTATCTGCAAGTTCTTCTCTTCGTGCATCAACGGACTTCATGTCCCCACGCAAATTATTCATAATAATTTCAGGAGAATCAGGGGTTCTACCCATCATTCTGTTGGTTTCATATTCTTCTGCGTCTTTTTCATCTATTTCTTCAGAAGAAATCATTTCAATAAAGCCTTGCATAATCCCTACGTCCTCTGGATTTGCAACCTCTTCAGGTTCTTTGTTTTTAAACATTTTTCTTTCTAAGACTTTACTTTTCATTATTCAAATACCCCTGATTTATTAGCTGTCAAATAGACCTGATTTATTAGCCGCTGCTATTGCGGTGGTTGTTCCAGCAACTGTTCCTGCAAGATTTTGTAAAGGACTAGCCGAGTCTCCGCTAGACTTTTGAGCAGTTGTCATCTGAGTAGAAGGAGCTCCTTTGTAAACGTCTGTCATAAACCCAGCCATTTCAAAAGGTGCATATAAGCGTTGGGTGTCCGTTTTTCTTGCAGAATCTAATACAGCTTGATCTTGAAGTTGTTGTTGCTGACCCATGCCACCTAAGAAATTAATATCTCCTTGTGTCATTTGTTGAGCCGTTTGACCAAGTTGCCCATACTGAGCACCAACTTGTCCTAATAATTGAGCAATACCAGCTTGTCTTGCTTTATTTGCCTCAAACGCATTCATAGCGGCTTGTTGAGCTTGTTGAAAATTTCCTGAATAAGCATCAGCTAGTGCTCTTGATTTTACATTTAATAAGTTTCTATCCGCTTCTGCACGTTGGACACCCTCTCGTGTCCCACCAAAAGCACCTGCTTGAACAGCTTGAGCTGCTGCTCCTTGTGCCTGAATTTGTCCTTGTCTATCTAATTCTGACATAGTTTGATTTGTAACTGCTTGTTGGTACGGATCCATGTAACCATAAGCCATTCTAGGATCATATTGACCCAAAGCACCAAGCCCCACGCCTCTTGCTTCTCCAGTAACTCCTGAAGCTGCTGTTAAATAAGGGGCAAAAGAACCAACCCCTAATCCATAGGCAGCCTGCCTGCCCGCTATTTGACCAGCGGTTTGTCCTGCAACTTGTTCTTCTGGAATAAAATATGGATCAAAATCTTGAGCCTGCCTAGCTGCATCATCCATTAAAGCTATTTTTCTAGCTTCTATCTCTGGGGATTCTCTAATAATTTGTTGTGATATTTCAGACATTTAAGCAGTCCTCTTTTCTAGTTCTTTCATCATTTTATACATTTTAGCAGCACCTTTTCTTCGGCTACCACCTCCTATGTTTCTAACAGCTTTTGCTGTCATTACAAATTCACCATCCGATAACATTGCAGGAATAGAATCAGAGGTTCCTGTGCCAGGTCCGTTAATAGGACCCGTCTTTCTTGGGAACTCTTGTGCTATACCGCCTTTTGCGTATAAGTAAGGTGTGTATGATTTAAACCTTCTTGAAAATAATTCTGGGTTATCTCGTATGTAATCTGTGCCTGAGTAGTATGGATCAAACATCTCTGCTTTAGCCTCTTCCTCTTCTCCAAAAGCTCCACCTGCATAAGCTAAAGCACCTAGTCCAAGAGCCGCTGGTCCATATTTTGCTATAGTCCCTATTTCTTGTTCTGCTCTCTTAGCTGCTTGTGTTAATTTAACTTTGTATTGTGTTTCATCAATAGCCCCATCTGCAAGTTGTTTATCAAGGATATTTTTAGCGTTTCCATAATCCCTTTCAGCTAAAAAAGCCTCTTCTCTTTTTGAGGGACTAAAATAATCATAACCTTTTCCAGTGAAATCTGCTATTTTTTCACCAGCAACATCAGCACCCCTACCTATTAATTCACCAGGTCTTGCGTCGTAAGTATCAGGATATCCACCACCTCTGGTATAACCACTGCGAAGATCTTCTATAAATTGCCCACTCTTATCGTACAAATATCTACCACCAGCTATAGGAGCACCAAACACTGCTCCTGCTGCATTTGTGAGAGAACTCCTAAGTCCCTCTGTGCTAGTGCCCGGACCGCCTGTAAGCTCGTTAAA